TTCTCTTGCTCGTTCCAATCACTGAGGCCGCGCCGCAGCACCACGTCTTTGGTTACCGGTACACCCTTGCGCTTGAAGCAATCGCGGACCAGATGCGCCTTCTGTACGGTACTCTTGGAAATATTCTCCAAATCCTGCGCACGCAGGTACGCGTTGATGTATTGCGATCCTTCGTCGGTGTACCACTTTACAGCGGATACCTGATTCTTCGGCGTCCCGTCCCAAAACTCCTGCTTCAACGACGGGCAGATTTCCTTCGCTTCGGCGCTATGAATGCTGGATGGCTTGGCCGCGCCATCGAATAGCTCGATCGCCCATGCGTACGTCTTCTTGTCGGCTTTGAGCGAAGGCTGCGCCACGTTGATCGTCTGCGGGGATTTCTGCTTCGCGTACGGCGACGGCGTACTCGGCTGTGACGCCGCAGGCGTCACAGGCTTTTTGATCGCCTTATCAGGATCACCGCCCAACGCTGTAATCAATGACTTCGCGTATTTCGCGGTGTAGTCGTTCGGGTAATCCTTCACCGTGGGATAGGTGGCAATCTCTTTGATCTTCTGACTGTTGTCCTTATTGCTCTTGGCGATGTTGTACAGCGTGACCTGATGCTTGGACCCACCGAACGGCTCCGGCAGATCAGGTTCGCCAACCAACAACGTGGACTCGTACGGGTCCTCCGGCTTCGGTGCTGGTACCGCCGCTGCTTCCGGCTCGGCCGGCGCCTCGGCGTTCAATGCGTCAATCAGCTTTTGCGCGTACACCTTATTCTTCGGCGTCGCCAGCTTATCATGCATCGACTGCAACTCGCGCAGCTTTTCCTCTTTGCTGGTACTCTTGTTCAACGCGATCGCCAGCATGGCCTCGTGCGAATTGGAGCCGTCGCTTTTCGGCAGTTCAGCCGATGATGTCGGCGCGCTGACCTTGGGCTTCTCAATACCGCTCTGCACCTGATCAATCATCGTCTGGATGGCGGCTTTGGAGCTTGGATCGTCCACCTGATTCTGCAAGCCGGTCAGTGCAGAAATCTTGGCCTTTGGATTCAACTCTGACTGCAAGAACTCCTTCGCAGCCTGTACAGTTTTTGCCGAAGGAGTCTCCATCGGCTTCGGATGACCGACCAATTTCAGATAGTTGATCCACTGATTTTTGTACTCGCCGAGCGTGGTTGTACCGTGGCCGCTCTGCACCGCGTCATTGTACTCAGTGTTGATATGGGAAATCTTCTGATCGTGGCTCCAACTCGGGTCCTTGGCGTAAATCTCCATCCATGACGCGTGATTATTCTCGGTCGCGCTGTGAGCCTTGAAGTCCCATTTCGGCTCGGGCTTGTCGGCGCCCGGTGCTTCCTGCGCCTTCTGCTGCGCTTTCAACGCCTTCAACACATTTTGCTTGTACTCGGCGGAAGACTGCGCTGCGGTCGGCGTGTTCTCGATCTCCTGTATCTTCACGCCGATATCGGTATTCGGATCAGACGCAATCGTGTACAGCTTGTTTTGCAGATTGGTCAGCCCCGGCGACTTCGGGATATCGCCCGCTGCTTTTTCGGGTTCCGGCTTCTTGCCCTGCAACTCGGCGATCAGACCCTTGATCGCTTCGCGCGTCTCCGGTGAGAGATTGGGATTATCCAGCAAACCGCGCAGCGCGTTGATCTTCTGGTCCTTCGACCAGCCTTTGTTGAAGATCGACTTGGCGTGCTCCCAAATCTGATTGTCCTGCGCCGCCTTGTTTTGCTCGGGCGACGGCTCTTTGGACTTGGTTATCACCGCTTCGCCGAGCGCGTTGTAAATGTCGTACATCGCCTGCTGCGAGCCTTGCGGCAGATCGTTAAACGGCAGATGGCCGATGTTCTCCCAATGCTCTTTCATCTGCTGATAGGAATAGGCTTCCGGCATGTTCGCCATTGCCTGCGCTTTTTCCAGCGCCTCGGTATGCGGACCAAACTTCGGTGCCGGCTCTGGCTTGTCTTCCGGCAGTACCTTCTGACCGCCGTCTTCCTTCATCTGCTTGTACGCTTGGTACAGGCTTTGCGCTTCTTTGGTCTGCGACTTGCTGGATGGGATCAAATCCAGCAACGTCTTCACTTCCTGCTTGGTGAATTCGTCGGTATGACTCGCCCAGTACCCGGTGATGCCCTTGACCAACGTGGTCGGCGTGTGCAGCCAATCGGTCAGTGCTTTGATCGCCTTGGGATCATTCGGTCCATGTTCCTTGCGCAAGTCCTTCCACGACTTGTACGCCTTTTCCGATTCCTCGGATACCTGCTTGCCCTGACCACCAGTTGATTCGACCCACGCGCTTGCTGGCAACTCGCCCTTTGTACTCGCCTGCTGACCATGCTGCGCGGTGTACGAGGTTGTCACTGGCTTCGGTGGTGCAGCCTTCGCCTTGCTTGATCCGGGATGCACTTCGGCCGCGCCATAATGGCTCGTTGAGCGTCCGGTTGTGGCGGCAAGCTTCTGCAACACCTGTGTCGCATAGTGCGCCACCATGTTGTGCTTGTACTTGCTGGTGATCTCCTTGATTTTCGCCGCCGCTTCGGACGCGCTGTAATTGCCGCTGACCGCTGCGTTGATCATCGCATTCGGCTTGGCGAAGTATTTCGGGTTCAACTGCTTCGGCAGTTCCGCCTTGGGGATCGCGACCTTCTTTCCCTTGGTCGATTGCACACCCTCACCCGACTTGACAAACTGACCGGCATTGCCGGGCTGTCCGCGCGGATGATCAGACTCTTTGAAGTCCGAATCAACATAACGGATGTCGATTGTGAACATCGCCGTACCTTTTGGGAGGAAAAAGCCCTTGGCGTACTGTCGGATACGCCAAGGGTGAGTTTCTGTGTACGCACCGGAGGAAACTAAAACCGGTCGTACCAGTTTCCGGCGAGAAGTCGGCCGCAAAAACCCCCGGCGACCCTCGGGATCAGGCTACGTGGAATGCAGGATGCGTAGCCTAATTCCTACCGACGATCGTGCAGCGGGTTGCCGATGCCGAAGCTTGAGCTTTCGGGATCGTCCACGTCGATATCTTTTGGATCAAAACCCAACATCAACGTGACATGCGGCGGCGTGTACATCAACTCGTCGTCGTCATCGCGATCGTCGTCGGGGTTGGTATTGCTGCGCCAGTCGATCGGCGTCTGGCGTGGTCCGCCGAAGTGTACATCGGGGAGATAAACAGGAAGCGCCATTGATCACACTCCCGACGTTGAACGCCATTCGGCGAAGGTGGATGGCGGAATGTACGATTGCAGCGCAATGGCCGGCGTGTTGCCGAGCTTTTCCGATACCGCCTTCGCCACTTCGCGTACAGACTTTTTGTACTGTGTCGCCGATGTTGGCGCCGTCATATCGCGCATCATGGATTGCGCGGTTTTCGCCGCAAGGTGTGTACGCATGTCCTTGCTCTTGAAGCCGCCGCCGTCGAATGAGTGGATGTAATCCAGCATGGAGTGCGATGACACGCTCGGGAATAGCTGCCCCGTCCGGCCAGACTTGCTCGCACGGCTGATCAGCATCTTGCTGATCTCCGGGTCATCCACCGGCAGGTCCAACGGCACACCCTTCTTGCCGGTGAAGCGCAGCCGCGTCCCTTTGACCAGCGGCACCACATGGCGCCCTAGCAGGGTTGTCGCACCGTAGGCTTTGGTTTCCGCTTGGGTATCGGCTTCCGAGCCGGGCCGCACGCCCATGGCCATAATCAAAGCTGCCGCATCGGCATGCTCGCGCACCCGCGGATCGCTACTCTGCTGGTTTTCCCGGTTCTGCGCAAGGATGGAATCAAACTTATCCTCTAGCTCGCGAATACGGGCGTACTTCACCTGTGCTTGCTGCGTTGCAAAATTCTGATGGTATATGTACTGCTTGCGGCCCTTTGTGTCGTAACCAACAACCTGTAGCGGTGCCTCGGCATTGTGGCTGTACTGCACATTCTGCCATGCCGGCGGTACACGGAGCTTCTGAATATGCGTCGGCCACTGTGTGCGATCATGATGCGCCGGTTGCATATGCGCCGTCGCCGACGTTTTGCCCCGCCCCGCCGTGGCTGCGACGTGCCCACCGGATTTCGAGGTAAACTGCCCCTTATTCTCCGGCTGGCCGCGTGGATGCTCACCTTCAACAAAGGCGTCGTACGTGTGCTTCATCAACTCCGGCGGCACGTCCTCATGCGTGATCAACTGCATATCTTCGTCGTACAGACCGGGCTGCATGTGCTGAAACTCCGGCACCGGCCCAAGTCCGTACACTCTGCCGCCTTCGGTGATCTGCTGCACCGATATCTCACCGCTCGGCATGACAACCAACCGATTCATCATGGCTGTGTACCCACAATTTTGCGAATGGCGCCGAGCGCCTGTGCGAAGCACTGATCAATGCAGTTGCGACCGTTTGGATCAGCGCAGAAGCCATCGAAGGCGCGGCAGTTTGGATCGTCCCTTCGCTTGCTGTACGAATACAACTCAGCGAAGGCTTCGCTGTCATCTCCAATATAGTACTTCAACGCATAGGCGATTGGCGGAAAGTGCTTCTCCAGCACACGCCGACCGAATGCCACGCCTGCACGAAATTCAGGATCACTGGAAAAACGCTCCTGCTTGCCGTCCATCGCATGTGCAAGCTCATGCAAGGTTGTACCAGCCGGATCACGGTTCGGCGCTTTGACGCCGCCAACCACACCGCCATCATAGACAAAAACCTGCTGTGGCAATGTCGTGTGCGTCAGGGTAAGGCCGACCGGTATGGATGTACCACTACCGCTTATGCCGCTGGCCTGCGCAACCTGCGGCCCCATCTGCGGCTGATTGCGTACCAACACCTTGCCCATCAAAGCCTTCTCGCGCGGTGTCAGTGAACGCAACGCTTCATTGATCTGATCCGACGACTTGCCGCCTTCATCCAGCTTCGGTACTACGTCACCGTACAACTCCGAGCCGTACCGCGTCTTAAAGCCTGCATAGGCCGACTGGATTTGATCGGGCTGATAGAATTCCGGTGTACCACCGCTCACCACATTGGCCAGCGAACCACCGGCCGATTTGAATTTGGAGAACAGACCAGAGAGAAATGACTTGCCGCCGGCTTCCGCGTTGTGCGCGGCGAACTGGCCTTTGTTGGTTGGCTGACCACGTGGATGCTCGCTTTCCTCCCACGCATCGCCGACGATGTGCAACGCGTCGGACGCCATGCGCTTGTAATCCTGATCGCTGATGTCACGCTCTTGCGCCGCCTTGGCCAGATGCGCGATGAACTCTTGCAGCAGCGCGTAGTCGGCTTCGGACAGATCGCCAAGCTCGGGCATCGCGTCGGTCTGGCCGCGTCGTGTGATCCTGTTCAAGATACTGCCCCCGCCGACACGCGCCGCCGCAGCACCCAATTGGATGGCATGCTCGCCGATCACGTGCTGGGTGATCTCGTGCGCGATGGACTCCGCAAGGTGTGCGACGGTGCCGGTCGGCTCGCCGAAGGCCGCCATTGATCCGGCGGTCATGAGCAAGCGCACACCGAAGGACTGCAAGCCCTTCTTCTGCTCCGGCGTCATCGGTACCCGGTTGACCATAGCGCGCAATGCGCCGGCCGCATGTACAGCGTGCTCTTTTTCCTCGCGCAGATGCGACGCCATGAGCTTCGGCAGTGATTTGCCGATCGCCGCCACCTGATATCCAAGGTGCCGGCGTGGCTGCGAATTGGCGCGGTGCAGGCTGTTGCGCAGGATATGTGTGTCGTGATGCGTGAAGCCACGTACAGCACCGCTCAGCTTGCCGCCAACCGCACCGGCCACGCGGGCAAAGCGGCCACCGCGATCACGCGGATGCTTGGATTCAACAAAATCATCGAGGCCGAGCGCATCATGCGCATGGGCTTCAAGCAGCGAATTGCTCAGCGGTTCGGTGCCGAAGTACATCCGGCTTTCCCATAGCTGATTGGCTTCCTCCAACGCTTCGGCAATGCGCTGCAAGTTTTCGTCGTTCTCCGGTACTGCATCGTGCGACGGTGCCCAAAACTTGCTGCCAAGCCATGAGGTTTCACCGCCGCCCTTCGACTCCTTTGACGGCGGGAATGCCTTGTCGTGGATATCGTCGCGGCGTTTGATCAGCTTCTCGGCAAGCGCCTTGCGCGCCGCTTCATCGCCCGGTCCATGCTCCATCACCATCTCACGGATAACATGGGATGGAATGTTGACTACGCGCGATGCACTGTCCTGCAACCGCTTCTTTGACATTTCACCGTACACGGTGTGCGCCTGCGCATTGTTAGGACTGCGCAGGCTTTCCCATTCGGTCACCTTGTTGCCGAACGCTTCGCCCTTCGGTGCGCCCTGTGCACGAAAGATCAGCGAGCCGCCAGGATCAAGCGTCGTCATCTTGCCGCCGACGATGCCCTGATTGTCGTACTCGAGTCCGGCGGCATCCCAGTTCGCCAGCCATGCATGCGTGGCGAAATTCTTCTGTGCAAAGCGGCGTTCCTCGGGATCGTCGGCGTCGATCAGCCGGACATCCTTCCACTCGGTCGCGGTGCCGATCTTGCCGTTGCCCATATCGACTTGGCGGGCATGCAGGATCGGCGCACCCGCGATTTCGTACAGCTTGGACGCCAGCAGTTCATTCTTCGCGTGATCAGGCGACTTCGACAGCTTGACGTAGTACTGCTTGCCGGTTTTGTTGTCTTTGTACTTGCCACCGGGATTGCTGCCAAGCTGCTTGCCGATCTTCGTCATGTCGGACAGTTGCAATGGCTTGGTCGGCGTCGCATCCATATGCTCAGCGGCGATCTTCTTGTCCACCGGCATATTCAAATGCTCAAACAATTCATCCGGCGGCGCCAGTACGGTGGCTTCGCTTTCCCAACCGTGCTCAGCCGGATCACCGCCGACGCGCTCGGCATAGTAATAGCGCGCGCTGCCCGTGGTCCGCTTGAAGTCTCCGGCGTAGGCGACCAGCTTCACGTGTAGGCCGGTTTCTTCAAATGCCTCTTTGATCGCCGTGGCCTGTGCCGACATATCCTTTTCGATCGTGCCTTTCGGCAGAGTGTGCAGATAGCCGCCGTACATATTGGTTGGCTTGGTCAGCCAGAAACGCCCGTCCGGCTCACGGATGATCACACCGGCACCGCGTACATTCTTCGGCAACTCGGGTTCATCCACCTTGTCTTCATCGGCCAGCGCGTTCCATGCATCCTTGTCTTCCGATGACGGTGCATCCCACTTCTTGAATGCAACACCGTTCAAACTCTCCGGTGACGGATCAAGCTTGGAGTATTCGGTGACAAGCTGTGATTGCTTGCCCGATGGCGGTGGCAGCTTGACTTTAGGCGGCGCTTCCTTCGGCGTTTCCGCTTTGGTTTCCTGCGGTGGTGCGGCTTCCTTCGGTGGCAGCTTGGTTTCGCCACCGCCCAATGCGCCGATCAATTCCTTGGCGTATTTTGCCGTGAAGCCGGACGGCATGCCCTTGACCTGCGGATGGTTCCTGATCCGCTGTACCTTTTCTGCGGCGCTGCCCGAGCCGGTGGCGATCGCATGCAATTCCTTTTGGTACGGCGAGCTTGCATGCGGCTTGGGTAAGTCACCCTGATCAGCTTGCTTACCGGCCCCGCCACTTGGAGCGGAAGCAAACTGACCAGGGTTATCGGGCTGCCCCCGTGGATGCTTGCTTTCTTCCCAACGGGCATCGTTGGTACAAGCATCACACTGACACGCTATCCCGGCAAGGTCGCGTGTGAAAGTCTGATGACGGGGAGGACGCACCAGACTCGTGCCATTCACGGTGACAACCCAAACCATGTTGCATGCCTTACGGATACCGTTCATCATAGGTCGGCGGCAATGGCGGCTTTAGTGCTGCACCATCCGGCCAGCAATAAATGACGGCATTCCAACCGAACACATAACAGACGGCGTGTTCTTTCATCCGTGTACAGCTAGTCAGCAGTAGCGCAGCAAACAGCAGTACGGCTCGCATTTGCTGCGCCCCTGCTAAAAGTTTTGATCAGGCAGTCGGCGTCGGTGTCGGCGCAATCGGCTGCGCATCACCGGTCGGCGAGATTGTGCCGGCCACCGCAGTACCGGCAACCGTGGTGACATCAAACGTCGCCACCACTGCGGTTACGCCGTCGCCCAGATCGGCATCAGCGGTCGCGGTGACCTGTGCAGTACCGAGATTGGCCGACGCGGACGGGCTGATCGCACACATGGTTGAATCGCCGCTATCCGCAGCGACCGTGACAATACTCTCGTCGGACGATGCCCATGTGGTATCGCCCTGTACCTGTGCAGGATGACCATGTGCATCGGCCCAAACCACCTGCACATCAACCATATGGTCATCGGGAAGCGTGTACGCCATGTGATGTCCTCTCGCGGTTACAGTGAAGCCTTGGTATCGTGCCGTCAGCAACGGCACGATTTCGCGTCGCGGTGGCGGCCAACGTAAACCAAGGTTCAGATCAATGCTGCCGCCAAACATGATCTGTATGGTATTGTCGGGCAGGCGTTGATGGCGAAGTTCAAGAGCCATGGCCCTGACTCCTTTGTTTACCAACCATGCGATGATGCACGATGACGCTCGTGCAATGCGTGAATTTTTAGAGATGCCACCAGACGGCTAAACAGCCAGCGATCAGCAGCAAGGCAAGCGCCACGATGCTGGTGATCGCTTCAAACATTTTCCCTGCTGCGAGCAAGGCGTTTCCTACGTTGTACAACCATCAACGGGCTGATCGCGGTGACGCAGGTCCGGCACCGGTAATACCGCGTGAAGTACTTGCCGCCTTTGCTATTCGTCTTTATGACGTTGCCGAAGTCGCTCAGCGGCTTTATCTCACCGCAGCCACGGCAGAATTTGACTCCGTGCTTTCTTAGCGTCCTGTTGTAAACGCCTAGCTGAACTGGTTTCACTGACGCTGCTGCTTGCCGCTATGCGGGATATCGTGCGGCGGGCAGTACGTGTCAGGCGGACAGGGAATGTACAATGTCGGCCACTGTGTCTGCGGCGGCGCCTCGGTACAGCTATCGGTGCGCACTGGCGTACACGGCGGATAGTAAGCCGGTGCAAGGTTGATCGCAGCCATCAACCAGACCGCAAAGATCATCCCTCAAATATTCCCGTTTCAACGCATTGCGTATCGTTGACTTCACGACAGACGTTCGCCGACTCCGCGTCGAAGCGCGCGCGAGCCTGTAGCATGGCATCGTCATCGTCGATCACGTCTTCCTTCCTCATGAAATAGCGCCAGTCGCAGGCGTTGCCGTCGGTATCCTTCCATTTGATGATCACCAGATAGCCGGGATCACGCGGATGTGCCATTACCAGAAACCCCCAAGCTTGCGATGCTCAACCAAGCATTGCTGCAAGGCTTCGTAATCGGTTGTACCCTCACCTTTGATGAATGTGTTGTCAGAGGGACGCGTCAGCATCCAGAACGTGTAGCGTACACCGTTGAGCTTATAGTCATTGTGCACGCCGACAAACCAGCCCATGTTGCGCAAGTCCTCCAACAGTTGGTACGGATCATCGCGCAATTCTTCAATGACTTCTGGCATCACTGCATCCTTAGCGCCTGCGCGCCGCCCAACAGGTTGGCATAGAACACTACGTGCACGCGACCGTCAGCATCTTCGTACGGCGCAGTACGGTAAGTGGCTGATCCGACTGCGGCGCCGTCCAAGCCGGTCTCGCGCGCTGCACGCAACCGGCCAAACATTGTGTTGAGCTTGGCCTGAATGTCAGACTTGGCTTCAAACTGACCAAACTCGATTTGCACAGCCCAGTACTTGAACGGTGGCACATGCTCACGGCACCATACGTCAGCGTCTTCGATCACCGGGTTGACGTTCTGGATGTTATCCATGATCAACAGTAGCTCAGTCAGCAGCGGCGATATCATGACTTCTCTCCGGTTTTATTGTTTAAGCCTGCCGCAGACGCTCAATCTCGTGCGCCTGTACCTCCAACTGATCAACCCGGCCTTCCACGGTGGACAGACCAACCTCCAAATCTTCAATACGTCGCATTGCACCGATTCTGAGTTTCGCCGCAGCTAGGATCAGGTTGAGCGCGGCAACATGGGTTTCCAGTAGGGCAACCTGAAATTCCGATGACTTAACACCGTACACGCTAATCCGACTGATCAGATCGAACACTCTTGGATGTACATGCTGGATATACGTCATCAGGTCATTGAACCGGGCTTGCGTGGCCTCGGTCGGATTCTCGACAACCATTCCCATTGTCTCCCAAACGTGAGCGATAATACTCTGCGGCAGTTGATCTTCGTCGTCTGACACAGGTACAGCGCATAGATTATACGCCTCACGCCTGCTTCCGGCCATACTGCCAGCCTTCAAGGTACCGCTTCAATGTACCGACCGACATTTTGCGTATCGTGCCGATGCGATCTTCGCCGAAGTCATTGAAGCTGGCTTTGTACGCAGCAACGGCTTCATCGCGCGACGAGAAGCCGAGCATGGCCTTCTGTTCATCCACCTTGTCTGTACCACGGACGAGCTGATCAATGACCCACACGTTGTCGGATTCCAAATCATCGCCGATATAGCAGTCGAATTGCTCTTGCGGACCTTCCATGGACGATGTACCGCGGATGTAGCCATAATGGCACGGCATGTTGACGGCCCAGCCATAGCCGGTACGCTTCTGGCCTTTTTCGGTTTCGACCACGCATTGCAAGCCTCCCACGTCGATAATGCTGCGCTGCTGATCGAGGAAGTTGACGCGTACGCCACCGGGTAGGTTGGCGGTACCGGTGTGCAGGTTGACATGCGCCGTCGTGATATCTTCGCCCGGGATCAGCGAGCGCGCACGCCCCATTGCCGCGTCATCCTGTTCGGCACCGCCGACCGCATGGCCGATGGCGCCCTTGCCGCCGGCCAGCAGTCGCAGCGCCCGCTTCGGCGTGTCGTCGGCGGGTAGCTGATCGGGCACCGGCTCGCGCGGCACCGTGGGCGGCGCCACGTCCGGCCCGGCTGATCCGGGCAGTGGTGATCCTCCACCGGGCATGCCGCCGGCACCCTCCCCGCCTTCCATGCCGGGCATCGGTGGCGGCGCCTGTTCGGCGTGCTCAATGTCTTCATCGGTGATGTTGGAACCAAAGCCGGTGATGCGGCTGTACTGACGGATTTCCTTCAACGCCATGGCCGGCGTGAAGATACCGGTCTGGAATAGACCTTCAACCGCCGTGGCGATCTGCGTGGCGATCTGTGCCTTGCTTTCCTCGGTCAACTGCCATAGCGGCTTGAAGGTGAAGTTGAAACCGTTCGGCAGTGGCTTGCCGAACAGCGAGCGATGCGTCAGATCAAACAGCACTTTCAGGATGCGCCGCAGCCGTGTCTCCTGTGCGCTCTTAATGCCGTCATAGTAATTGCGCAGATCGCTTTCACCGGTCGCATTCATGCCGGCCGGCGATTGCGAAAACATGCGCGTCATCGGTACATCAGCCGCGCCCGACACTTGCTGCGCAAACTGAATGAGCATATCGCTCAATCCGCTGAATGCGTACTGGTTGACCACGAAATCATCGTCGGCGTCGATGCAGGTCAGTCCCTCATTGGTCTGCATCGCACGAATGGTTTTGATCATATTCGCAAGGCCCTGAAATGCCGGACCACCGGACTGCGCCATGATCTGTCGGAATTGCTGCAACTTCAGTACTCGCAGATGGGCTTTGTACACAAGCTGCGCGGCACCCGATGTTGCACTGTCAAATGCGATCATCCGATCCCACATCGGTTCGATGACCGACAGGCCCCACTCGTTTTCCGCCATCTTCTGCCAGTACGGCAGACGTATGCCGTCAAACCGGATGCAGCGCGAGTGATGTATCTTCATGCGCGGTACCGAGCGCGCGTCGGCGACAACCTCATAGTACTCCGGCAAGCCGAAGTCGGCGCCAAAGGTTTTCACCAGCGATTCAACATGCGGATAGACCTGCCAGCGATCAAGCACCAGCAAGCCTTGAAACTGATTCGTACTCACCGTGCCGATGCGCAGCGGGTCCTCCATGCGTTGCCCGTCGATCATGATGACCGCGAGGCAGCCGCCGTACAGCCGCGACCACTTCAACGTATCGGATATGCGCTCCCAAATCTGTAGGTTGGTCCAGTACTGCGTCAGCGCGTCGATCGCATCCGGCTCCATGTCGGATTCGATGTTGACGCCTTCGCGGGTCATATCCTCGGCCGGGCAGTCAATGACCTTGCGCACCAGCCATGAGCCGCGGTACATCCACTCCAACAGCGTACGATTGCGGCTTAACGGATTGAAGCCGTACGTGCTGCCGGACATCGGATTGAGTGTACCAAATCCGACGTTGGCATAGAAGTTTTGAAAGTTATCACCCGTGTTGACACGTGTGATCGTATTGCCGCTCACGGTGATCCGTGGCTTCACTGTGCCGCTCATGATTGTACACCTTGAAGGAAAGGACCGCGCGTGGCGGCCCACCGCCGTTTAGTTCAGCGGTCGTACCGGTACGTCATACGGTTGCAGGTTGGTACTGCTGCAACAGCGGAAAGTCTGCGTAAATTTGAACGCGTCCCACTCAATGCGCGTGATCAGCTTGCCGCAGTGGGTACACCGCAGCAACCGGCTCTTGGGCTTGTCATTGACACAATGCGCGTTCATTCCAGCCCATTGACCACGATAGACGTGCAACTGTCAGCGCATTGGCACCGTGCGGGTTCTCGTGAAACCCGGCCCCGGCGCGGTGTGCTATGATGCCATCGGCGAAGGCATCAATATCGTAATCGCGGATCGTCGGCGCCGGATTGTGCAACAACGCCACGTATGCCTTTTCCTCAGAAGTCATTCGACAAAGCCCGGCAGCACAGGGATTACTTCCATCTGTGCTTCGTTGACCAGCTTGGCCATCTGATCAGCGAAGTCCTTGGCCGGCGCTTCGCCGTCAAACCTGACGCGGAAATAGGTTTCGCAGCCCATATCATCCGGCTTCTGCTTGCCGATGACCGCGATCAGGCATACGTCCCATTTGCCTGCGTCTTCCGGCGGATAGCTACGCTCGCAAACAGTAATCCCACATACATCCCTCAACGTCAGCCACTCGCCACTCGGCAACCTGTACAACATGCCGCACTCTCCCGTGCTCAATCTCCCGTACAAGCGGTAACAACATGGCATGGTCATGTGTTTTCTTTGGCCTTATGGCCAATAGTGTTTGTACAGGCTGATCACTATCAAGGCGCCGGTTACCCATCCAAGCGATTGTGCCAGCCCAAGTGCGAAGTACCGCGCGAAGATACGCAGTAGCCTGATAGTCATCGCTCGGGTATCCATGCCGTGCTCATCTGTAGCAACTCGCTGTCGTGGTTGCCATGTACACGGAAGACTTCGGTTTTGACCAGCTTACCGCCATGGATGATGTTTTTGTATGTGGTGATCACGGTTGCATGCTTGTGCGGTTTGAATTCATCCGCGTACACCACAGTGGCGCGTTCGTCGGCCATCACGCATCACCGTTCTTCAAGTGCGGTGGCGGATCACCGGGCCTTGGACCTCGGGTCCTTGACCTGCAAGCGTACGATCTCGTTGTACGAAGGCACATGCCGCACTCTCCCGTGCTCAATCTCCCGTACAAGCGGTAACAACATGGCATCACCACAGCAACCAAATGATCAACGACCAGCACGGCACAGACAGCAAAACGCCAAACACGGTACCGCGCATAAATTTCAAACCGGATCACCGATGTTGCTGGTCCACGTACGCGGCTCGCTGCTACGTCCACGTCCTCCGGCCATGCCGCCGCTTATCCGCATGCTGGCAATCGCTTGTACCGGAGGTTGGGCACGGGAGAGTGCGACAAGCTTGCGCTCAGCTTCCTCCATGCGCGCAGTCAGATCAGCGACCTGCTGCTGCAACACTGCAACCGTGTCCATGTGCGTACTCCTTAAACCATGCTGGCGTTGAACGCATCCGTACCAAGTGGTCCGAAGCCGTTGCCGCTTGTAATGCCGATATTACCGTTGCCGGACAACGCCCAAATCTGACCGCCGCCGTTTGGCAGCGAACCGATGATCGCAGTACCATCTGCACCATAACTGGTTGCATCCAGTACACCTTGTGCCGATGTCTCGAATATGCCCAAGCCAACCGCATTTGGATTGGCTGCCGTGGCGCCGAATGAGTTGGAGATATCGGTTGCGGCATGTTCAAATGCCGTCTGCACCGCCTCAGTTGATCCAAACGTCAGTGCTGTACCGGCAAGCGTGACTGCAACACCGGCTGTTGGACCGCCGACCATCACGATCCCACCAGTCGTAAGTACCGCACCACCAAGAACTGCAACGTCGGTTGCTGTAGTTGCAAGACCTGTACCAGTGCTTCCGGCGGCACCGCCACCGCCCCCGGTCCCAGTTCCACCACCGGATACGTCACCGTTGCCGACGGTACCTGACTGGCCAGAGCCAGATGCGGCGGCATTACCGATCCCACCACCGAATCCGCCCGAGACATCGGACGTACCGGCATTTGTTGCATCGCCGCCGCCATTGCCCAACGTGTCACTCATGGCTGTTTCCTTTTGGTTTGTGGTTCAACGTCCCATCGTGTTTTGCATTATGATCCAATATTGCACTTCGCGCGCTGCTTCGATATACTCGGCCGATGGCCTCTTATCGTCTTCCTGTCCGGGGCGATAGGTGCGCCATATCTTGTCGCGCATCGGCTTCGGCAATTTGAACCAATGTCGGCGGCATCCCCACATGGCCGGCGGTACAATTTGATTGCAACCCGGCCAATGGCAAAGATGCCGAGTCGGATTAGGCTTGCGACCTACCGCACGTACGTGTTCAACCTTATCGTTCACGACGCATCCCACTGCCAGTTGCGGATCGCCCACAAGCGCCGCACCTGACCCACCATCATGAGCACGAGGATGGTAATCATCGCGTAGTCGATCGGCTGCACCAGCATGATCAACGGGATGGCCAGCCCAAAGCATCCCAGCGCAACCCATGTCCGACCACGCCTGCGGTACATCGGCGTATTGGACTCCGGCCAGAACACGAAATCATAGAGCGTACCGCCGATCACCATGGTAAACGCCAGCACCATGAGCCACAGCTTCGGCATGCCAAACTGCACAGCGACGACGGCCAGTACGAAAATGCCAATGAAGAATACGATACGCATCATCGGTCGGTACCAACATAACTCGTAGTACCGCTTTCCGGTAGTGTGGCCGAGCGGATAGCCTTGGCGAAGCCCTTGGCACGTATCTGTTCAATGTTGCGCCAACACCGCTCCATTTCGTCTTCCGCCGCCGCACCCATGCTGACGCCTAGCGCACTGCAAAGAATTGCCAAGGTGTTGGCCACGCCGCCGACTTCCCGGTTGATCTCGCCAACCGGGCGACTGTACATCAACTCAACCATGCGCACGCAATCGGCAGCACTCATGCCGCATGCCTGCGCCAACTCCACGGCTTCCTCAAAGAAGCGATAGGCGCGCTCTTGCTTATCTGCAACAGGCGCATCGCCGAACGTCGCGCGTGCCCAGCGTGTTGCAGTGCTTTGGAACTCGTTAAGACGCATGTACACGGTCATGGTTTCCTCTTGCCTGCATGTACGCGGTGACATCCCACGATTGCTTGCTGCACCGGCCATCGCTGGTCTGAAACTGCGCAGTGTACATTGTGTCGCCAGTGTCAAATGCACCGTCGCCTGCGGTGCGCTTCGATGTAACGCGAATGTTTATATACTCCGGCATAACGCTGCGATCAGGCCACACCGGCAGCCACGGACCTTCAATGATGTATGCAGTATAAGCACCATCACCACTCTGCCTTGCGCGTACGAAGTGATCCGGTGGCAGGCAAACAAGAAAATCGCTGTCCGGCAACAACAGCAATGTACCAGCGCGGCGCTGCGTATCGCCCTGCTTGGTACGGTAATCATCCGGTGTATCAACCGGTGCCTGTTCAGCCAACGTCGGCTCGATCAATGCGGTGTTGCAAAGCCGTCGGCATACTTCAACGTTAGGGTAGGTACGGTACTCACCGCTCGGCTCATGCAATTCGGTCCACGCCTCCATACCGTACGGATGCCCGCTGTACTCACTACGGATAATGTACGCAGGCAAGCCACCAAAGATCAAATCACGCGTGCTGGTATGGTAGCGCGGTGTGCCGTTGATGCCGGACCACCAGTACAACTTGCAGCCATCTTGATATACACGCGGCTTGCCCTGCGCGCGTTCGGCACGCATGCCGGTACGTATGCGCTCGATCCGATCCGCCAAGTGCGGATTAAGGGCGCCTTCCTCTTCCTTGTTGATTTTAACCAACGGCTCACCGAGTAAATGACGCGGCCGATCCACGGCAAGCTTCGCTTCCATGGCAGTCATAAACGCGGCGTGGCCTTGCTGTCTCTGAGCATATCCAATGCAATGCCCGGCCGTGTCGCACTCAGCCTGATCCGGACAGACCGCACACTTGGAGTAACCGCAGTCCGCACCGTTGATCGACACACGCAGGTCGTGTAATGTGTACTTGGATAATTCGTACTTGGCCATCGCTCATGTTTCCTTTTGACGTTGTTGTATCAGTTGCAGCCGTTCCTCGATCACCGCTTCGCAGTGATGCACGCTGTGACAGAAGATATGATCCTTGCAGTCCTTGCAGTACGTCATGCCACTATATCTGACGCGTAGCTCGATCGCTTTCAACTCGACGCAGCCGTGCGTGCTGCAACTCCGGCCCCATCGGCACTTGTTGCAAGGGACGTGCGCCATGTCCTTACTATACGCGTTCCCTCACACGCACCGCTTTGGCAGTGTCGAAATCGCCCGGCTCCACCACCGCCCAAAGCTGATCGCCCAGCGCCAGCGCATCGTCTTTATTCCACGGCGCATGCTTGCGGATCAGGTCGATCAGCGGTGAGTTGATATGGCCAACGATGCGTGGCGCTTCGTCGTCGGCCGGCTCCCACCAGGGTGGCTCAGGATCATCGCTCATTGTCTGTCCTCCCCACCGCCAACTCCCCTGCTGTACATCTGGCCATTGGCGGCAGTACGCGCACGGTGTGCCAGATGGGGCAGGTCACACCGCCGCAAGCTTAAACCCATGTTGTCAACCACAAGGCAAACGCAGCGAGGCACGCAAGGATCGCAATGACAAACAGCAACACGCTCATGTGCAGATTACCAGAATGGATGACACCGAAGATAATCAGGATGATTATCAGCCATTCGGTACAGGTACGCTCGCTCACTGCGGCTTGCCACGCGGCGCATCACCGGGAAGCGGACCTTCCCATGTACCATCGGCGCGCAGTACAGATGCATCGCAGTACATTTGCACCTGACCACCGATCGCCTGCGCCACGTTGGCGGCCACTTCGACCGGGATGGCGTTATTCTTGAACTCCGCATCGGCTGCTGCATCCCAACCCATTGCAACAGCCTCGTCGTACGGACCGATGTAGTACTCCAGAGTGGTGCCGTCATCCGACTTAAACAACGCCACCACCTTGTCGTCGATCAGATCAGTCACAGTCAACGGTGGATTCAAATTGACTACGGCGACGGCGATCTCTTTCGGTATGCGATGCCACACACCGGGCGCCGACAGTGACACCTTATAGCCGACATTGTTGCCTTCCTTGTCACTGAATTGTACATCTTTCCATGCGACCGGTGCTGGCATGGCGTACGCCTCCTAGCTGTACATTGCGATGAAGCCAAGTCCGATGATGGCAAATGCAGCGATAAAGCCAATGGTCGTCCGCTTGGCGGTTTTCGGTGAGGTTGGCGTGTTATCCATGATCAGTTTCCTTTTGTTGCGAGGGTTCCACCGGCACTTACACAAGAGGCACCAGCACTGTACCGCGTCACCCTCAACCGCTGTTTTTGTACGAACCCAATTCAAGCGAAACAAGAGGTTTGCAGTCCATGCGTGCTTACATGATCAACCTCCACCGCAGTTGCGATCTCACACCGCCTATGCGCGCGGCATGCTCGGCGCACCGGTAACCTCGTTGACGCATTGCAGGATTTTCGCTGCAACATCCGCCGCGATGTACTCGGCAAGCTTCTCGGCCCTGGTACGCTTGGCAGCATAATCCAGTAACAGTAACGCGATGCGGCTCAACTCGGGTATCTCACCGAACGGTGGCGGCGCACCATAGTACAAACTTTCCGCCGTCACCCCGTCGATCATCATATTGAAAGCGTACAGCCGCTGGTCGGCGGGTCCGCTGACCGTTACCCGGATTTCCACACCGTCACGCATGCGATGCCTCCCCGAAAACGCGACGCTATGCCAAGGCTTCCCACTGCGCAAGCCCGCCACGCTTTTGTATATATCCGTCAAGCGCATAGCGAAGTGCGTCAAAGCCGTGATTGTGCTTGTCTTCCACCTTGGCCAGCACCAACGGGTTGCCGTTAGCATCCAGCACCTTGTCATCGGTTTTGTACGAATAGAGCCGCGACTCCTGCACCATGTTGGTACAGCGCGGATGAATGTAAATCTTCTTGAACGCCTTCAAATGCAGTATGCCGTCCTCAACTGATCCCGGCCACTTCTCGGCTGCGCTCATGTTGACGCCTTGGCGTGCAACAAAGCTTATGCACTCCGGCCGTGCATTGTCGGCTTTCCAAAATCCCTCTTCGGCGCCGGGGATGCCGTGGAAGCCGTCTTCACCGTACAGCGCCGCGCGGACCTGATCAATCTCCACGTTGATGCCAAAAAATTCGTGGTCAACGTACAGACAGTTATCCAATATCCAACAGCGGATGGCGGCGAGCGGATCGTTGGCGAAGCCCCAATCGAGGCCGAAGTAAAAGCGATCAATGAGCGGCCACTTCGGTACGTCGAAATCGAGTATCTCAACCTTATCCTTGAAGATGGTGGCGTTGGATATCTTGCGTGTGTGGCCTTCCCACACCCAATCGTAATTGTCGGGATCAGACAGCATCATGTTGAGGCGCAGGCGTTCCATATCCGGCGTGATGAACGGATTATCCTGCCAACCGACCTTGGCGACGTACGCGCCCATGGCCTTGGCTTGCTCCGGCGTCTTCAACGCAAACATGCGATGCGTCGGATCGCCGTCGTTCACCGGATTGTACGAGACGAAAATCTGACTGCCAGCGGTACGGATGGTCGGATCGAGAATGAGCCAACTATCCTGTGTCAGCCAATGCGCCTCTTCGATCCAACAGCGTGTCACGCCTTCAAGCGAGCGGATGCCCTGGATGTCACGGCGTAATCCCTTGAAGATGAATTGACTGCCGGTGAGCCGGCATGTGATCGAGGCGTCAAGGAAGATGAAGTACGGCGTAATCTGTAAATCGCTTATCGCCTTCTGCAATACGCGGTACACACTATCGGCGATGGTATTCTGATATTCGCGCGTGCACAGTACTAAATGCGGTTCGGTGTACGCTTCGGCGACCAGTGCACGTGCGAGGTTGGTTGACTTGCCGGATGACCGGCCACCGTAGAAGCATTTGTACCGCAGCGGCGAACCGTCGGGAAAGCTTTTCCAGAACAGCGGCAGGAAGGCTTCCGGTATGCCGACGTTGATCTGTGGTGGTGCATCAAACGGCATGACGATATTCCAGCCACGTCACGTAGCCGCGTACATATTCCCATTCCTGCGCATGATCAACGGCGCGTGGATTGTACGGGACATGGTAGAAGTTGTGGCGGCAAAGGATGCCACGGTCGATGTACCACATAACGATGATCGCTTCACCGCTCCACGGCATCGGCATCTTCGCGATCGGCACGCTGTGCAACCGGTGTCGGTTCAGGTGGCGGTGGCCAGATCAAATCCATGATGGCGTTCTGCACCTTCCAATGCGCCTCTTCCTGTTCGGCGCGCAGCTTGGCCATTTGCTCGGCTTCTTCGATCGTCGGCATGTGGTGTACTCCCTATGGATTCGCCTTGCGGTGTGCCGTGCAGTACGCAACCTCGCGCTTGTCCTTTGTCTTTGACTCGGCGTAGGTCTGCCACTGCATGTTGTACACCGCATCATCGCCGCCGGCACATAACGGGATGATGTGATCGACAACGTAGCCGGGACAGGCGCCTTTGGTATGACCGTTTGCCGGACACGGATGCGTCGCCTTGAAGTGTGCGACCATGGTGCTTGATCGCTCGGTCGCCGCATAAGCCGGCATGGCGAGTACAAGCAGTGCGACAACGCGAAGCATCATGTTTGCATTCCTACCGGCAATGCGTGGGCGCGTGCTGCGATCATGGATGACAACAGCGCAGTGATACCGGATGCGTACACTGCCATGAATTCGCAATCACTGATCGACGGTGCGACTTCAAACTCGGTCAGTTGCGTTGCACTGGCAATCCGTGCCACGTCCTGCAACGTGGCTTCCAACTTGCTGATCAGTTGCCGCATGTCGCGATACGGTATCTTCGGTTGCATGCTCATGGCACCCTCTTGATCGTAATCGCAATCTTCGCAGTACATGAATGGACCGGCTTCGCCGCGCTCACCACCATAGTTGAAGCGTACGGCACGGCTACCGCACGCCGGGCACGTATCCATCAGAATACGTGTACGCCAGCGAGCGGCAGCAACAGATGCAAGAGGACCAACAGGAAGATCAATGCGAGCACGGCGGTAATCGCATTGTTGATGCCCGGCGGAAAGTTGAACATCGGCAGGATGTACTGCCAGATAACACCGAAGATAATCAGGATGATTATCAGTGTGATCAGGATGCCTATCAGACCCATGGCGTAACCTCCCTATGCAGCACCGTTCGGTTTAACCGGATTGATGACAAGCTGCGGCGGAATCAAAGGCTCACCATTGGCACCGGACAACTCGGTAGCCTGACGATTCTTCCAAGCGTCGCGTCGCCGATTGGTCAGCCAGAATGTACCACAATGCGGATCAGGCGGGAAATGCCGTGTGTAGCGTACCTCGGTCACGATGCCATTTGTACAGAAGTGTTTGACAGCGGCATGCGAGTAACCCACGGCACGATGGTACAGCGACTCGGCAACGCGTGCATCGGCCAATTCCGCGCCACGATGATACGCGACACCGAAATGCGGGTACTTCTCGATCCAAGCTTTGATGGTATCCTCAGTCACGTTGAGCGCATTTGCGATCAACGGCATGCCGGCACCTAGCAGGCGCAATTGAAATACCATGCGTGGATGAATGGTGGGATTGTACGCAGGATTGGTTGTCGTCTTTGGCTGGTACGACTCAACGCGTTCGTACAGCCAATCGTAAATGTCCTGCGAAAATACCTCACCGGCCTGACGTGCGATATCTTCAACGTATTCATCGCGCTTATGACTACCGGGACCGATATTGCCACCGTTGGGTCCGAGAATCTTACGACGGCGCTCGGTCAGCTTCTCGTCGCTGACAAAGCCGGCGTCGTGACCGTTTGAACGCGGCTTGATCTGCGGTACATCGTCACGATGGATAAGCTGGCGTCGCATGACGAAGGCTCCTGTCTGCCGCAGCCAACACGGCACGGCTTGTATCAATGGATTGGCGGCTTGAACGGCGAAGTGTGGCGTTATCGGTGATCGACGCCTGCGCGAGCATATCATCTGCGGTTGCGTCAATTGCGCGTCGGGTATCTTCGATCAACGCAACAGCGGTCACGGCGAATTCCACGATACGCTCGCCGCCCATGATATCGAGGAATAGCTGTACGCGCTCGCCATCCGTCCAACGGCATACGCCGGCTACGTTGTATTGTGCCAAGGGACCTTCAATGACCCGTACTATGGCGCCGGGATGGATCGCAGATTTCGCCTCTGAGGGCAGGCAGGTCAATAAGGTATCAATTGATCGGCGTGGTACCGGTATGGGAATTTCCGGTGATGCGGAAAACAAGCGGCGTACACCGTAGGCTGACGTAATGGATTGCCAGCGATCCACGGTGACATCGAATTGCACGAAGAAATATGGACCGAATAAGGGTACTTCGACCGGCATTGATCTGCCGTTGCGTAGCTTGCGCAACTTGGTCACCATGGGCATCAGAGTGACAAAGCCCATGCGTTGCAGATTGCTATTGGCAAAGCCACCGGCATGCGGTTTGGCTTGTACAGCGTACCACATATGCGCCATGATACCCTCGTACAGAGTGAGGGTCTGTACGCCATTGTTTAACGTACAGACTTTATATCTTTTTAGGGAAGCTGTATATACAGGGAGAGGCTACCGCACTTCCATCGGCATTGCTGCGAATGGAAGCTCCGGCGGGAGCACGGTGCGACTTTCCCCGCTACCGGGCATCTGATCCCGGTTTCGCGAGCTATCGTTATATCGAGGGTTGGGCCGTACTGGCAATCGTGGGCGTACGACAATCAAATCAAACGTTTAGCGGAAACCGGTTGACGCGGGAGGGGGGCGGCTGGTTAGCTCGGGAGCGGGCGGCGAGGTAGCGCCGCCCGACGCTCAGTTTCCTTTCGTGCGTATCCTCATGGCCGGGCGACCGGCCATCTTTTTGGCTGGCTGATCGGCGGTGATCGCCGTTCTCACCGTAGCCGGCGCACAATCATATCCGACAGGGTTTCGCCCGAGCGGCGCAGGCGTTCCATGGTACCGATTGTCTCGGCTTCCATGTCAATCGACCAGTTGCCGTTGGGCAGGCGCGTGGAGATATGGCTGATGCGAACCGCACGGTTCAACGCCTGATAGGCTGCATCGGTCAACTCGATCTTAATAAGCCGGCGCATGTTGTACGCGGCAGCACGGGATGCACCGTCATGATCAAACTTCTGGCTCATTAGCGTGATCCCCGTTCTCTGGCCGGTTCACGGGGATAGCGGGAGGCGACCGGCTTACTCCCACGCAGGGCTGCCACTGGATTCACGGCAGCATGCGTATTGAAATGACCCTTGAAACATCCCAACACGCCAGCCCATGCGATCTGTTAAAGGTGACCGGCCCTGTGTACGGCTGCAACGCACCCATCCAGCGGTAAGGACCCTCCCTCGCGGGGCAGCAGTCGCGTCCCGTTAAAGACGCCTTGGAGGTCCTAGCCGCGTCCGGCCTGAGATGGTTATCTGTGCACACGGCGTTCTTCGCGCTTGATGCGTGCAACGACACGTGGGCCGCATCGTATTATCATATCCGACATGGTTTCACCGGGCAAGCACGCTGCGTCCATGACAACGACGTTGCGCACTTGCAGGTTAACCGACCATTCACCGGTTGGCAACTGTGTGGCGTAATCGCTTAAATCCTGCGAGATCGCCAGCAACATTTGGTACGCTTCCTCGTTGACGATGACCGCCATCATCCGGTGCATGTCACGTGCAGCGGCACGCTGTGTACCGTCCTGATCGAATGTGGTCATCGGTACTCCTGCCTGCACTTGCGGATCAGCGTATCCGATATGGTTTCACCACGCCGGGTTGCTGCCAACATGATCTGGTGCAGTTTAACATTCAGTTTCAGGCGCACCATGTTGTCCGGCAGATGCTCGATCAGATCGTCAACACTCGGTGCACCGGTTGCACGCAATACCTGGTACGCTTCCAGGGTGATTTCCACGTCAATGACGCGATCCGGATCATGCGCTCCGGCGCGTGATTGGCCGTCAAGTTTCCAGTCTGCGTACTTCATGTCCCTGCCTCTGCAATATGCGTATTGCTTCGGTTATACGCCGATTGCGGAGGTAATGCAAAATCGGTGCGGTACGCGTCACCACACCTTTTGTACATATGAAGCCGGCGCAGAATTGCACTTTGCGATCCGGGGATGATGTCACCCGGTACAGACTTTGCAGTGGCCTGGGTACGAAGTCTTCTGTACTAACCGGGCGCAATCTCTTTGTACCGGGATGCATGTTTAAGGACGGAGTTCGCCATTTTAACGTGTTAGGATTTCTTCCTCGCGCGTACGCACGCGCCATGCCAAAGCTTTTTCGGCACAGGTATTACCAAGAGGTACACAATGTGCTTGCCCCTATGCAAGCCGGTTCAGCACAGGTGCTACGGTGCCGAAAAAGCTTTGGCAGTCGGCCCAAAGGGCCGAAAAGGGAAAACCTAAGCTCTGATCCGTCAGCGAGCCACAAGGCGAGCGCATGTGGGAGGGGGAGAAAAAGCGAGCAGAGCGAGCGTTTCGGAGGGGAGGGTTTTTGCAGGTTAGAATCAGCGACCAAGCCTTGTCAACCGGTGAAGGAAATCAACGCGTTAGTGGCCGGTCTGACACTTGACAGCTTTTCGTGATAGTGTCCCATTTACGCAATCGAAAGGGTGAGCCATGAAGCCGACAATAAACGGCAGCCAACGTGCAAGTGCGTACAACGAAAATATCACGCTATGGGTTGAAGTGACGGCAGATGCGTGTACCTGTCTTTTAACCACGAGCCTTCCGCTAGATCAACTGCCGTGATCCGAATGCTTAATACCAACACGTTCAGCGGCGGAATACAGCAACGCGATGAAACCATAGCGCAGATGAAAGCACGGTACAACAAGCTATGAAACAGCCAACGACAGATGGTGCACGCCGCGCCGCGGTACATGACATGGGAACGGTGATCAACGTGGAGATCACCGACGTGAGCATGCAGGCTGTCAGACAAAACGCCAAGCACCCGGAAGGGTTTGATGAATTCCTGAAATCCTGTGATCGACTGCCCAACGGCAATTGGCAGGCACCGTTGCTTGCCAAGACGATCGTGCGGCTTACCGCCTTGCTGCGACCCGGCGAAACGCTGTCCGACCTGATCCTGCGGATGACCGATACCAACAGCTTCCACACCGTCTTCCGGCCGAGCGGAATACGACGCCGCGTATAACCCTATCGAGGCCGGGAGATCGGGAGGCATCCCGGCTGGTCCGGGCTGGCGCAAGAGAGTGCAGGCAAGCACCCCGCGCCAGTCCGGTTTTCCCGCTCGCTTTTCCGTGTTGCACTGCGACGTGATGGACCGGGGCGAGCCGGTCAAACTGGCGGCTGTACGCAATATCTTCCTCGGTACGGCGACAATAGCGTTAAATTCTGTTGCCAAACTGCCGCTGGACGGTCACTGAAATTTCGCGGCGCGCAATTGTTTACACAACGCAAATCCTATGTTAAGTGGCTCGCCCGGCTGGGGCGATGACGGGGCAGGACGATCAGATGCAGCGTGTGGAATTGGTTGGACGCAAGGTCAGCACCCGCGAAGTGACCTATCGGCTTCGGGTTACCCAAGTCACCGTCATTTCGTGGCGCAGAGGCCAGAGGATGCGGCGGCCCCTGCCGGCGCTGTACACGATGCATGGCAAACAGGCACGCGTGCTATTCCTAGAGCCTGAGTTGCTGCGCTGGCTGAGTGACTTCCGACCTGACTTACGGCTTCGATGGGATGAGCACATAAGAGTATAAGGCAATGAGCGCAACTATCATTGATATCAACGACCTGACCGAGGCAGATCAGCGGCGGCTGCTGGCTGACCTTGCATATAAGTACAACAAAAAGGGCGACAGGCGTACAGCAAGGGCAGACTACACGACCGCCGAGGAAGACGTGTTTATTGCTGCACGTGAAGCCAGCAATGGCATGGAGCGACATATCAAAATCTTCGGGATCAAGTACAGCGTCGCAAAGGTTAAGGATATCGCTGAGCAGGTACACGCGTACATTGATCGCAACATTCAGGTACAGTTGACGCGCCAACAGCGGTATGACCTGATGTTTCTGCTGTTTCGGTGCTTGCGCGATCATGTACGCGAGTTGAAGCTTCACGGTCGCGACGGCGAACCGCTGCCTATGGGAGTAGAGTTGCTGTTTAACTGCATCAACTACATGCCGCACGCGGTTGACGCCGCGTTTCCAGGGTACGCAGAGTGCGGCATGTTGAACCGGCTAATCCGAGTACGGGCTGGCGCCCCAACGCCGGCTTGAAAACGGATTGGGAAGGGCGGGCGCTTCGATGGAGTTGCCCGCCCTTCTATTTTCAGCCACCGATTTCTTTAGCTACCATCACAGCGAGGAATTTATGATCAGAACGACCCTGTACGCCGCCGACGGTACAACCATTGTCGCGATAGTGAGTGTACCGCCGTTTCCGTCACCGGCCGCTGTCATCGTTTGGGGGAGCCGGTACTTCGTACGCACTGACACAGGCAACTATCGCGAAGGCTTAGCGTATCACGCCCGCGTCCATCGCACTGATCGCATCAAAGCCGACCCGCTACATCCACCGGCCACGCTCCGCATTGACACCGCCCAAACCATCTGATATGCCAAGAATGCGTGCGCACTTCCCATACTACCCACGCACGCAATGATGCGCGTTTATCATCATCACACTGCCCGCTGACACACTCCAATCCCCGTTGTCAGCGGGCTTTTTTCGATCTGTATAGTCTCCCTGAAAGGGAGGCATCATGCCAACTGACTGGCGACGACTGCTGGATGAGATCGGTGTGCCGTGGGTTGATCGCGGTCGCAATCATCGGGCAGGCAATATCTGCATCAAATGTCCGTACTGCGGTGACGCCGATCCGTCCGAGCATCTGCTGATATCCGAATACATTGACGCGTATTTCTGCCATCGCTCGCGCCTGCACCGTGGCCGCGACTTGGTGTACCTGCTTGGCGCGATCATGCCACGCTCGCATTACACCGAGCGGATAAGACTGCTGAACCGCCACAACGTCACCGCCATTGCTGCGTACACACCGGCCAAATCTGTACCGACCGATATCGAGGTACAGTGGTCACGCTTCATCCCGGCGACGCAAAACCGGAAGTGCATTGACTATCTGTACAGCCGTGGCTTCACGGACCCTGATCAACTGTGCCGGCGCTATGACCTGCGCTATGCCGTGGCCGGACGCTGGGCGCAACGCCTGCTGATCCCCATCCACAACGCGGATGGCAGCATACAGACATGGACCGGCCGCGCACTGCATGACGGCTTGTCGCGCCGCTATGACGGGCCGCCCGGTACATCGCGCTCGGCTGTGTACATTCCCCGGCCGATGCGTGCGATAGGCCTGATTGTTGAAGGACCGTTGGACGCGTTGAAGATTGCGGCGCCAACCGAGCACATGCCGATCAGCCCGATCGCGATGCTGGGTCTAGGCTATACCAATGAGCGGTTGGAGCGCATCTATCAGGACGTGATGACATGCTCCACACTTTACATAGCCTTGGACCGCACGGTGGATACCTTCGATGCGGTGCCTCTTGCGTTTTTCCCGCCCGGCGTTAGGATAGCCGAAGCTGCCATTCCCGCCGGTTTCAACGACCCTGGTGCAATGCCAGAGGGAGAGATTGTCCGATGGGTATCGCGGCTGGTCTAACGACTTTGGGGAGTCGTCATGTCAGTCCATCAACGCCGCGTGCTGCGACGCCGGCTATGTTTAGTCTTCCGGCGGCGCAAGCTGATCAACCATCCGTACATCTGTGAATGGAGCGATTCCTTTCAGGGCTGGACGCGAGGCTTCGTACACAAAAACTTCTGGCGGGTTGAGCACTATTTCTGTACCGAAGCCGACGCCATGCAGGAATGTGGTCTGATCTTTACCAAGGTGCGCAACAAATACGCGCTGGTCGTCAACAAGCCTTCGTACGCCTCGTACACGCAATACGCTGATCCGTCTGCGGCGTGGATCATGATGCTGTATCAGCGCGCCGTCATCAACGCGTGGAATACCTTCGCGGTGAAGGATCGGCTACGTCGGGAAAATCTGGTCTATGCCGCTGATCTGCCAAGCGACAGTGATCAGGCCGATATCGTGGCGTTCATGCAGAATGATTGGGGCGGCGCCGACTTCAACGACGCACCGTCGCTGATCGCACTGTTGGAAAATCCCCGCCTGCATCGCATCCTCTACTGGTTTGCCCGTCTGCCGGCTGAGCGCAAGGATGCGATATTGTCCAAGCCGAGCCGGATCAACGCACGGCTCTGCCGGCTGGCCGGTGTGGCGCCGGACTTCGATGTGGTACAGGCATTGCGGGAAATCCGTACCGCGGAATAGGCTTGCATCGGATCGCAATCTGTGTATAGAGCTTATGTGGGCCGGATGTACGGCTCGCAATTCACGTCCTTAAATCACAAGGAGTCGAAGCAGATCATGGCGCGTACTGCAACTGCAACTGCACCGGCACCGGCCCCTGAGCCGCTGCCAACAGTGTGGGACGAAATTTGGGGGAGAATGGTTGAAGCCCGTCCTGACTTTCCACCGCCGCAGGAGACGGAGACTGATCAGGACTTCATGATTCGCCTGGTACAGGGCATCGCCGACAACATCGGTGAAGAGAATCCGATGTCCGAAGAGGCCGAAGCCTGGTACGACTTGGCGGCCGGCGCGTTCAACGCAAAGACGGAAATCCTGCTGCCTGACGGGTTCTTGGAAGATGATCCCGAGGCTGCCGAGGCCGCCCCGCCGGCCCCTGCACCTACACCGGCCCCTGCACCGGCCCCTGCTACGTCAGGACGCGGCGCCGGGCTGGCTGCCTACCGCGCACAGATGGCGGCTGCCAAGGCGGCTGCTGCACAACCGGCACCGGCACCCGCCGCAGCGCCGGCACCGGCACGGCGGACCCGTACCGCAGCGGCGCCAGAGACCCCGGCACCGGCCGCAGCACCGGCACGGCAACCGC